AGCTTGCTCCAGGGCTAGACTGCTGATGTAATTCGCATTGGTACGAATTATCTCACTGACCCGCGCGCCCGTGGCGGTGCCTTGCAATTCTTGCTGGAGCAGTTTATAGAGCTTACGCGGTTGGGTAGAACGTGCGGCGGCCTCGCGCCAGGTCTTGGCGTTGGAGACGTTGCACCATTGCGCCATGCGTGAAGCGAGCAATTCACTAGCATCTTGGATGTCCTTGGCCTTCGACTTTTCAGCTAGGACCGCGAGCCATTCCTCTGGTGATTGTTCAGGCATCTTGGGAGTAAGGACGCGGCCAATAATTTGACGTATACCTTGTTCATAGCCGCGCTGGATTCTACGGGGAAGGGAGAAGTCTACGGGTTTCTTGGGAGGCACGCACTAGCCCTCTTTCTTCTCGGCCTCAGCCTTAGTCTGCTCCACGGTCCCAGCCGGATGATTGGGCGGAGCGTAGATGGTATAAAGTTTCACGCCGTCTTTACCAGCCCGCACATCATGCCGCGTACCGGCCGGGACTACGACTCCACCACCGTCACTTACCGAGAATACCTCGCTACCGTTGCCCAGCGTGAACTCCGCTGTGCCCTGCTCAATGCGGAAGAACTGATCCGTGTCAGGGTGAACCTCGTTACCAATGTTCTCACCGGGTTTCAACGACATCAGCACAAGCTGCTCACGCTTACCCGTGAAAATAACGCGGCGAAAATCATTATTGGCCGACGTCAGTTTCTCAATATTGCCGTGGAAAGGCTTTATCTCAGCCGCGTCTAGGGCACGGTCCAGGGCCGCATGAAGCCTCTCGCGCCGCATACTCATTGGATCGTCCCCACCTCGTGGCGTTCATTCCACTTAGCGAACTCAATGTCGTTCATCGTGGTCTTAGCAATATACTCAGCATGTTCTTTGGGGAGCCAGATGTAGCGGAACCGCTTGAACCGCGCATCCTCAAGATTTGGCTTGGCACGCGCCAGGGCACCCCGGTCCAGTTTGAAGTTAATGCAACCCGATACCGGACCACCGGAGAACTTCAGCTTCTCCAGCAGGAATTGATTAAACCGCGTAGGCCCCGCGTGCTCAGCATCCAACTGCTGAATCTCATCTCCAGTTACTACAAAGACAATCGGCTTCTCTTCGGACTCTACATCAAGTAATCCAGGCATAGCGCATAACTCCTTGCTGCAGATAAAAAGACGCGCCAAGGCCCCGTTTTCCATTCAAACCCTGGCGCGTGGAGGAAACTTATGCTTACCAATTCCGTTTCTTCGGCGAATAATGCCTCAAATCATAATCAGAGGGCGAAACCGTCTCTTGGGGGAGGGCCTTCTTAAGGACGGCGTAGATTGCAGCAAGCCAGAAGAGAGTTTTGAAGGGAAGCGCGTCCTTTGCCTTAGTCATCTAAGCGCCTCCCTGGGCGCGCCAGGCCGGCAAGTGACCGTGAATGCCGTAGCGCATAGCGTCAACCTCGTCGTCATTCAATTTCAAGGGCTCTTCCTCACCGCGCCGCGCAGCCTTCTCGTCCCAGACGTAATTAGGTATAGACTTGTAAAGCCTTAGGCACTTATCTTTGTTCACTACCAAGTTCCGTCGACTCATCAAACTTGATATTGTGTGAATGCCCTCTTTTACAGAGTTATCAGCGTCCGTAACCCACAAGCCCCGCGATGTTAGCTCAGCTCGATAGCTGGCGGCTTCGGGCGGCAGGATAACCTGGCAGCCTAAATTAGCCTTGCCCATGAAGGTTTCAAGCGCCGTTCCATATTCCGCGTCCGTGCGCTGATGCTGCCGCTTTTTAGAATCCCACACATCCTCGTCAGTTATGAAGATGGTAGTACCGTCATCATAGAATTCATATGTCGCTTGCGGGTGGTCTACTCCAGGATCGATCGCATACCAATGCTCGACGTAACCGCCTGCATTTTTCAGTGCAATGGGCTCGGTCTTGTTTGTGCAAGTGTTCAGCTTGTCGTCCCAAGAGTCTTTGTAGATAGATCCTTCAGCACAAACCCATAAGCCTTTCACGTAACGAAGCGCATATACACCTACTTGGCTAGCAATAATAGCGTCCTTAGCGCGCTTGCTTATATTAGGATTATCACTAAGCTCAAAGTGAATATCTTCAAGGTCAGGCTTAAACGCTGGATTGTCCAAAACCTCTGACTTTAAGTAGCAGTAAGGATTTCCAGGGTTCGTAGTTCCCACGAAGCGTGCCTGATCAGGAGACATACGCAGCCATACCTGCGATAGGAACGATTTAGGGAACTCTACAATCTCATCGCCGATGAACAACCCAATGGTAGCGCCAAGAATTTTCTTGTATGCGGCCTCATCCCGCCCTCCAACTACGAAATACTGTCTACCAAATAAAAAAAGTTCTCCTGTGGCTAAGTTGTAAGAATAAGCATCGCGCCCGGCAATAGAGAACAAATCAAGTAACATGTTACGCATGACAGAGTCCTTACTAACCCCGCCAATAAAACGCTTACCCGGCACGTCCCAGTTACTGTATTGCACAATAGTTTTAACTACCGTTGCCATCGTCTTGGACGATCTTACAGACCCTTCCAGCACCGTATAACGCTTATCGTCCTGAGGCCTCCGCATAATGAAGTCGTGCGCTTTTTTACCGAAAGGCTTTACTATAATTTCAGTCATGCCGTGCTCTTTTCTCGGGCCCAGGCGCGCTTTCTCGCCGCGCCCATTCTAGCACGTACTTCCGCCGACCTCTTATACACAGGCGCAGGTTTACGCCCCACACTATCAAAATATTTAACTAGGCTCACCGAACGCTTACGTGCTATCTTTTCTTTCTCTGCGTTAGACTTAGAATTCCATGCATAGCTGCATAAACGTGCTCGGCCCATCTTTGAACCTTAGTTTTAACGGTCTTGCCAACGTAGGCTTTCTTGCTCAATTTGTTTGTAACTTTGTAAATCAAACCGACACGAAACTTTTCCACTAGCATCACTCCTTACACACTCAAATTACTTCAGGGAAACGTAGTGAGTGATGCTACGCTTGTCGGGTTGCAATCCCTATCCCTGAAATCTTAGTCATCTTGTGGCTCTGCCGGGCCAGACTTCAACGAATTGAACAACGCAGTAAGCTGCTCGTTAGGTTGCCCACTAGTTACATCGGCCTGACGACCATGCTTCTTAGGAACCATCCAACCAAGCGCCCACTGATAGCCAGTGAGCATCAACTTGGCGCGTTCTACGTTGTCAGACTCACGGGTCTCAACAATGTCCTTTACAGTGCCGTCTGGCAAAACCCTTTGGCCGTGCATAGTTACCGTAGCCTTAACGGGCGTCAACGCGGCAGCTAATGCACGATCTTCATAAAGGGGTATAACTAGAGCACGCGCACGCGTATAGGTCTTAGAGAACTTGTGCGTGTCGTCGGAGAGCCACCTAATCATTGTGCCTAATCCCGGCGTTCCTTTTATGTTGCTAATGTTATCCAACGACGTACCAACGCATAGTAATTCAAAGAGTCGTTCATCCAGAGCCTTAGTATACAAAACACTGGGGCGACCTATCTTAGTGCCTTTATCAGTAGGCAGACTTGGGTCGTCTTTTCCCCGCAGTTCCATGGGTTTTAGCTCATACCCACTCACTCGCTCAGCAATCATGGCCTTAACTTCTTCGTGCGCCTCGTGCTGTATTTTCTTGGCCCTAGCTGAGTTAATGACGTGCTTCTCTTTACGAGTTAGTTTCTTAACCGGCACCGCAGCAGAGGGCTGGGCACCCTTAGTCTGCTTCTTAGCGGTTGCCATTATAGTTCTCCTAACAATAAATGACGCGCTTGCCGCGTCGCACCGTGACGGACCTCGCAGAAGGGATTTCCCCAGCCGGTCTGTAAAGACCGTACTGCGTACTCAGTTTCCGCTCCCTGAACGCAATAAAAATGCCGCCCGCTGGTTGGCGAACGGCATCAGTACTTTCCAGCGAGAGCTACGCAGTGGGAAAGGGCACCGCGTAACTCATCAAGCCGGACGTGAACATTTAGCGCGCTCCGCAGGAAGGTTGGTGGTCCTGCCGCGCCTCGCTGTTCACTGCGAAGCTCACAAACTACATTGCATAGCCCAACAGGATTTGAACCTGCAAGGATTGAACTATTAGAAGTAGCATTCTAGTCCAAACCCCATGTCTACCTAGCGCCCTTCCAAATGCTGCGCACTATACTACGCAAACTTATCGCAAGACGCTTTATCGGAGACTCTATACATAAAGCGTCTTGCGGGTCGGGCATAGCTGCAATAATTCTGCAGCACCAGCCACGCTCAAACTTTGGTCGGGGCAGATGGATTTGAACCACCGACCCTTCGGTCCCAGGCCGAATGCGCTACCAGACTGCGCTATACCCCGACAAATCATCAACTTCTTTTTACGTTGCCCCACGTTCTCATTCCCACAAGTAAAACTCCATCTTCACGATGACAAGGAACTGGCACCCAACCATTCGTCTCACTTACTGGAGTAATCATCGTGACGAACCCAGGCACTTTTGTATCGGCCCCACCAACCCAGCGAAAAGCATCTTCAGCAATTCCTTGTTTTGCTTCACGTAGTTTTGCATGATGATGCATTTTACATTCGGGCCAGATACCCCAATTCTCAAATCGAGATGCTTCCTCAGTGGAAAGCAGACAGACATCAACGGACATTCGGCAACGGCTCCGCCCTACGTGTCCGGGAAGCGCCCCCGAGATCTCGTTCCGAGGTGAACGCCCAGGTTGCTCTCTGGGACCTTCCGCAGCACTTGTCTTCCCAACCCAGCGCCGCTTTCTTGCAATTGCTCAGAACCACCACCGCAGGTTTTATTATAACCCGCCGAACCGGCCTACGGGGAAGATAATTGGCGTCGGCGGCGTAAACGGCCCTAAGTTCCTCATTCTTTAGGTTGTAAGTTGTCTTTATACATATAGTAGTTCAATCCCAGTTGTATTTAAGTCCTTTATTTTTATATATATAAGTCTTTTAATAACTATTAACTATTGAACTACTATATAAATAATGCCTTATGAGGCAATAAAATAAAAACGTATTATAAATAATAATGAATTTAACTTTATCGTCGCCTCTAGGCGCAATTTTATCGCCAACTTGGAAAAGTTAAAAGTTATTCAAAAATACGTCGCAAGTCGTTGATATATTTATTCTTAGATCAGTTTTGAGCCGCGCACCACTTAGAAGTTATTTGCCACCGCACGCCCGGAGAAGCGCGGTAACCGCCCATGGGGTTATAATAAACGTACACTTTATATTTTCGCAGCGGACCGCCGCTGGAGGTTTGATGAGTCGATCTATAAGGGCGTTCACTCTGAGCATGGAGACGCAAGTGCGCTTAGACGGCGTGGTACAGAAACTTTGCAAGCACCAGTCGGACGCCGCACAGGGGGCGAGACCGCCACAATTACAAGACGTCCCGGTGCTGGATGCGTTCAATCTTTTGCCACAAGATTACCCACCCTTATATGCTGCGCTCCGTCAACCTGTGGGAATCTACGCCCCAGAGGGTTTGCAAAGAGCCATCAGGCATGTAGGAAATACCTGCGCAGAAGCGTACTACGCAGCGCAGCTAGCTCTGAAAGCTAAGAATAAGGAAACCGTGCGAAGTATCAAAAAAGCGAACAAAGCGGCCTTGCGGTCTCGCAAATTTACCCCTTCTAAACCGCTAAATTTCAGTCGCGCCGTGGAAACTTTATTGATTATGGGCATGGATAATTTTGAGTCACATCTGGAGAGTAATGCTATCACTGCAGGAAGTACGCCTGTCCATGCTGGAGAAGCTGCGCTCTAGCTGTCTAACTGAGCGGCACGCTAAACTTTTACTTTTGCAACCAATGACTGAAACCGCCGCCATTAAAGCTGGTGTCAGTCCCGCCTGGGCCGGGTTTCAGATTCCCTATTTCACTCCCACTGGGAAACCAGGTAAGTTCTGGCGGTACAGATTCTGGCCGGAGAGCCGACCCAGCAAGGGTTTCGCCTCCATAGCTACTCCCGCTAAACCGCTGCGGTATGTACAGGCAGCTGGTAGTGAGTTGCACGTCTACATGCCTCCGCTTACGTCCTCCCCTTGGAAGGACTTAATGGCTGACCCGGTGCAGCCGCTTATCATAACTGAGGGCGAACTCAAGGCTGCGTGCGCATGTGCTAACGGCATGACTACCTTAGGACTAGGCGGCGTATTTAGTTGGTCTAGCAAAAAGCACGCGCAGCCTTTGCTGCCAATTTTGGAAGAGTTTGTTTGGAAGGGCCGCGACGTTTATATCTGCTTCGATAGCGACCGAGCCCAAAAGCCATTGGTGCAGTTAGCGGCCAGTCGCCTGGCCGTCGCTCTAACGGCGCGCGGTGCCCTGGTGCGCGACGTCGCCTTGCCCGCCGCCGTAGACGGTAGTAAGCAGGGTATCGATGACTTTATTCTGGCCCACGGACCAGCCGCTTTTGAGACCCTAGTAATGCGGGCCGTGCCTGAGGAGGGCAGCCTTAATCTCTACCAGTTAAATGAGGAGGTGGCTTTTGTCTGGGACGGGCCGGGTAAGGGAAATGTGGTGCGCTTGGCGGACGGCGAGCTTATTAAGCCGAAGGATTTCACAGGCGCATACTATGCCGACTGGACTCATGCCGACTATCATATAAATGCCAAGGGAGAAAAAGGCGCTCCATTCATAGTCGCTGACGCTCCCCGTTGGCTGGCTTCCAAAACTCGGTTCACGGTGCATGGAAGGATATACCTGCCGGGCCAGCCTCAGTTGACTGACGGAGGAGCCTATAACATTTGGCGAGATACGGGCCAGCCGCCCGTTAAAGGCAACACAGGCCCGTGGGACGAACTTATTGCCCACATGTTTAAGAACGCCCCGGCCAGTGACGTACTATGGTTTAAGCGTTGGGTTGCCTACCCTTTGATACATCCCGGTACTAAGATGCACAGTTGCGTGATGATCTGGAGCGACTTGGGCGGCACGGGAAAGAACTTGCTGGGAGAGATTATTGCCCTGATGTACGGTCCTAGTAACACGTACGAGGCTACAAGCGATGAGCTAGTTGGCCGTTTCAACCACTGGGCTGAGGGTAGGCAGTTTGTGGTAGGCGACGAGATTAAGCTGGAGGACAAGCGGCAGGCCAGTAACTTAATGAAGAATCTTATCACCCATCATGGGCGTACCATTGAGAGGAAAGGCATCGATAGCTACGTTGTTGAGGACTATGCTAACTACTATATCACTAGCCAGGAACTGCTGGCTATCACGCAAGAGCAAGGCGCTCGGAGAACTTTCATTCACCACGCTACGGAGGAAGCGATTGGGGGCAAACGCGGAGAGGAGATAAAGGCCTGGGCAGCGGCGGGCGGCGCAGGCCACGTGCGCTATTATCTTGAGAATGAGCTGGACATGGGAGACTTCTCGTCCAAGGAGGCTCCGCCCGACACGGAGAGCTTTATCGACGCCGTAGCCTACAGCCGTAGTGACGTAGATACTTGGGCCGTAGCAGCACGCGCCGATCCGGACCAATATTTCTTGTCTCGCGCGGGTAAGTTCAACGCCAATTATGGCGGGTCTCAGCCGGAGCACGCTTACGAGGTGTACACGCCCGTGGAGCTACTGAATATGTATACGGCGGCGAACGGCTCGGAGGATAATAGCGGAAATCATCGTGTGAGCTTGCGTGCCCTGGGTATTGCCTTAGATAGGGCGGGTTTTAAGAAGGCGCGCGGCAACAACAGCCGACTGAATAACCTTCGCGCTACGTGGTGGCTAACGCGGATAACTAAGGAGATGACTAGCGGTGACGCGGCTCGACTGTACCGGCAGGAGCGTGGACTGCCTAACGAGGTAGCGGGGCGCAGTAAATCTAAGAGCCTTGGGAGGAGAGTGCAATGACTCGCAATGAAATTGCTTTGAAGTTCTTGACCTCCATGCTTACTCAGGTACCAGCCTTACAATCTGGTAAGAACAAGACTGACATCGTGATAGCGGCCTTCGAGTGGGCAGACGCATATTTGATTGTTCGTGGCTTATCTGAAGAGTCACTGAAAGACAACATAGTGGTGCCGCTAAAATGAAATACGTTCAGCAATGCCCTAAGTGCGGCGGTGTACCCGTCAAGATGAAGACCGAAGGGCCATGGGATTTCTATCCTCCCAAGTGCCCACGGTGCCGCGTGGCTTGGGAATTAGTTCTAGTACCAAAGAAAGGAACTAGTCATGTGTAAGGATTATACAAAGTGTGTTCGGTGTGGCCACTCACATTATACGCACGTTGCGCGTGTTAAAGGCGAGCAGGGTACTGAAGGCCAGAATTGCCTGGTGATAGACGCTAACGGATGGTGCGACTGTGCGGGGTATCTCGGTCCATCTGCTAAGCAAGATGGTGCTTGTGAGGTAACTATGGAGGTTCGAAATGACTCATGAAGAACTTGTGCAGCGGTGGCCTAGAGAGCGCGCCGCTCGTGTTAGAGATTTAGTAAGCAAGTTGGATTTGTGTGGCTGTGGTAATCCGTCGGCCGCTTGGCGAGTTATTAAGCACTTACTAGATCGCGCGGAGAACCATGCTAGGCACGCCCGTGACGGTGAAGCTGGCTCGGTGGGACAACGGCCAGTCGGAGCTGCGGTACTGGACCGGCACACCCAGCGCGGCTTACGAGGCTTGGGTCCGCGTGATGAATTCTGGTGATGAGACGCCCTACAACATGGGCATCGCGCCCTGATCGTTATATAATAATTTCAGCGTTCAGAAAGGGGCACTTCAAATGATCCTAGTGCTTTGTGCTAGTCCTAAAGCGTTGCTAGAAGCCGCGCATGATAAGGCCCACGAGCTGGCGTTTCCTTCAAAGTCAGGAGTCAGTTCTCACAGAGCAAGGTATCTTTCAAGCTCTCACGTTACGGAGGATATTGACACGGGTGAGCGATGGCATTTTGTGAGCACTGACTCTCCGGAAAACGCGCAATTTCTATGCGGGCAAATTTACACCGATTATGAAGGCGAATTGCCCTTTGAGTGGCGAGAGACGGTTTTAAGTAGAGTACGCCGGGTTCGGAGTTTATAATGAATTCAGGTGAGGAGATTTAAGATATGGAAATCATTGACGGAATTCCGGTGTTCGGAACGGCCGATCCCGGCGCTTTGGCTCAAATTAAAACCTGTGCGAAGACGGCATATAAAACGGCACTCATGCCCGACAATCATAAGGGCTACGGCGTGCCCATCGGCGGCGTTGTCGCTTACCGGAATGCTGTTAGCCCTACCGGCGTAGGATTCGACATCGCCTGCGGCAACAAGGCCGTGCGCGTCGATATAACCGGCGCTGAACTTCGCGCTAACATCAAAACCATTATGGACGACGTTTGGCACACGATCAGCTTCGGCATCGGGCAAAAGAATAATGAGCGCGCGGAGTGGGATGGCTTTGAGTCTTCTGCATGGACTGAGCCGTGGTTCTCACCGCTGAAGGACTTAGCGCGTAATCAGTTGGGCACCGTTGGCGCGGGGAATCATTACGTCGATTTGTTTGCGGATGAGCAGGACCGCGTGTGGATCGGGATTCACTTTGGCTCTCGAGGATTTGGGCATAAGACGGCAAAGTATTTTCTGGAGAAAGCCGGGGCTAAGGACGGCATGGACGTAGAGCCGTGCGTACTGTCCTTGGGCGACCAGATCGGGCAAGACTACATAGGAGCTATGAATTTTTGTGGCGAGTACGCCTATGCTGGTCGTGATTGGGTGTGTGATCGTGTGGCGAGGATTCTTGGTGCTCCCATTGTGGAGTCAGTTCACAATCACCACAACTTTGCATGGGCTGAAATCCATGGGGGTGAGAGCCTTATCGTAGTGCGTAAGGGGTCTACCCCGGCCTGGCCCGGACAACGCGGCTTCGTGGGCGGAACCATGGCCGAGGGCGCGGTGATTCTTGAGGGCATCGAGTCGCCTCTTGGAGCTTACTCCCTTTACTCAACCGTCCACGGCGCGGGCCGCGTGATGGGCCGTATGGAGGCCAAGGGCAAAGTTGACCGCAAGACCGGAGAGGTCAAGCGTGCTGGGCGTGTTACTAGCGACATGATGCGAGGCTGGGTAGAACGCTCCGGGATTGAGCTGCGCGGTGGCGCTACTGATGAGTCGCCGGACTGCTACAAGCGCCTGCCGGAGGTTCTTGCGGCTATGGGCGGCGCGGTGAAGATCGTCCACAACCTGACGCCGGTCGGCGTAGCTATGGCCGGCGGTCAGACGCACGACCCGTTTAAGGATTGATTACATGGAGACCAAAACATTAGACTCAAATGACTTTCAGCCTTCTCCAGAGATGACTAAGTTTGAAGGCGATCTGCAGCTGGCGATGCTAGAGTTGTTGAAGACTGCGCCCACAATGTCTGACTACGTGCTGTTTCCGCGAGTTAACCGGTCATTGAAGGACGCGGTTGAACGGGCATGCGCTGCATACGTCGGCGGGGAAGATCTGAAACGGCTAACCTTTACCTACGAAGGCGAGCCGGGCAAGGTGCTCGTCACGGTAGTCGGCCCGCCAGAGGTAATGGCGCGGCTTATCGCCGCTAGCGGTGCGCCGCTTGTTGCTCCGAGTACGTACATCAACGTAGATGTGAAGTGGCCGGCAAGGATTGAGTTTATAATAATCTCAGGAGGACAGTTTTATGAAGTCTGATTTGCAGATTAAGCGCGAAGTGGAAGAAGACTTGGAAAGTTTACGTAATGGCACAGCACAGTATTCTACTCCGGCGCAGGACGCTATTATCTTGCTGGCAGCTTTAGTAGAGGTGGTACTTATTGGGTGGGCGTTTTGGTAAGATAGTTGGTTGTGGTGAGATGGACATTTGGCCCTGAACCAGAGGAGGAGTACGATGTTTAAGGTGATAGTGTTTATCAATTCTAGTACATCACAAGTTTTGCAGCGCGTGAAAGATTGTTACGTGAGAGAGCCTTTCGGAGTGATTGTGTTCAAACTCGGCAGTGGGGCTGAGTATTCTTACGTAGCAAAGAATATAATAGGCTGGTCTGTGGAGCCTGCGTCATGATCCGCAGGCAGACATTGTGTGCTACGATAGCTCATCTCGGCAGTTTCCGCGCGCAGTCACTAGGTGATCTCTCGGTACGCCGCCGCCGCGCGGGCAAGCCTAAACCGCTCACAGTATCCGTGCCGTGTTTAAGGGGCAAGCATTACAAGTGTTTCAAGAAAGACTGCGTGTGTGAGTGCCACGCTAGGGAAGGGAAATTATGATTGATCTTAGCAAAATTTGTGCTTGTGTTCCAGAAGTGAAGTTTGAATTGTCAACAGTAATGAATCCCACTGAAGCGATGGAGTATCTGCATAATACAGCAATAATTCACTTGCAGGAACCTTACAAGGCTTTGTGCCTGTCCGCTATCGCGAAGTACGGCGAAGGCTACGGTGGAGCTAAACATCACCACGCTTATAAGGGTGGGTTGGCAGTCCACACGGCGGAAGTAGTTAGGTACTGCCTGGAGATGGCTGGCCCAGGCGTGGATAAGGCTATACTGCTGACGGCGGCTTACTGGCATGACTATGCCAAACTGAATGAATACCAATTTGACATCGTCAGTGGAAAGATAGAGGTAACTGAGTACTGCAAAACAATTGGTCACGTAGTTGGTTCTACGTATTACTTTCTTGAAGGTAGCGCAAAAGGACTTCCTGCGTGGTTTACTTCTGCAGTAGTGCACTGCATGCTTTCCCACCACGGCCGCAAAGAGTGGGGCGGCCCGGTAGAACCTGCTACTCGTGAGGCGTGGCTACTTCATGCGGCGGATATGCTTTCCAGTCGCGGAGGCACATTGTGACTCAGAAGAGGATGGTGTCGCTGGAGAATGTAGATGATGCGATTCGGTCCGCCATGCGTGCTTATTATTGGCATGGGTCTGTTCCTGGAGCTGAAGACGGCGGGGAATTCGGCGGCATTAGACAATATGTTCGCGCCTGTCTCACCAAGCAGGGTCCGGTGGTTGCGGCCAAGCCAGCAGACGGCATGGTATCGCTGGAGGACGTGCGGAAAGCCTTCGATCCTGTCCATGCTGGTAGCACTGAGTGGAAAAAACATGTTCCCTATGACGGATGTGGTATGTGCGTGGCTTCGGCGGCAGAGATAAGCGAAATTCTTTCCGATAGGCTTTCTCGTCTCACAAAGCCAGAGCCAACCGTACCGCTAGTGGACGCGGCAGAGGGGCGCACGCTCGAAGTACCGGCCCGCGCGGTGCATAAGATGGAGTACCCGGAGGATGTCACGTACACTCATGACCCGTGGGCTAATAAGGACGTGTGTAATTTGTGTGGTGTTTACGTTTCTGATCAAGCCAAACATACAGCGTGGCATGGAAGGGCGGTGAGGTTGATGGACAATGATACATTCGATCTAATCGAGCACTACAACCTTTTACGCGCAAATACTATTAAGGACAAGGAGACGGTCGCAAGCCAGCGGGAGTTGCTTGACAAGTACGATGCCGACAACACCGCTCTTGTGCAGGAGAATGCCGCACTGAAAGAGCAGAAGAAACCAGAGAACCTTATTGTGTGTTGTTCATACTGTGGAGATTCAATCTGCAAAGAATCGGAGTGGACTCCCAAGGTAGCGGAGCATATGGCGACATGTGCTAAAAGTCCGGCGTTACGATTGGCGACAGAGAATTCCGAACTTGTGAAGGAGAATGCTTCTCTGAAAGAACAAGTGTATCAAATTACTCGCGGCGGATGCGGCAAGCCGGGGCACACGGCCTTTACTAGCGACGAGGGCACGTGCTACTGCCTGACGTGTGAGTTGGAGCAGGAGAACGCCAAGTTGAAGGCTAGAATAGATTGTATGCCTAACGAACCGTTCGATACCCCCGAAGATTTCATCAGGAATCTTGTGGCAGAAAATACGAGCTTCACTGAAACTATTTACCAGCAGTCAGTTGAGAACGCCACGCTGAAGACACAGTTAGCAGAACAGTTAAAGGGGCACTATGCCCCGCCATGCATCGGATACCCAGACTGTGACGGAGATCTTATCGGATATGAACATTCCAGTAAATGTATCGCTGCCCGTCTCGCGGGGAAAGATGGTAACCATGCCTGAGTTGAAACTATTGAAGACTAACCCCAAGAAGAGAGCGGCAATTCTAAGGGGAATTCACCAAATCATCGAAATTGACGAGGGTGTTTGTGGTCAGACACAAGACGCTTTAGACATGCTTGATGATCTTGAAACCATGTCTGGTCGTGAGAATCTTCTGGTGGATGCGCTGCGGTCTTTGTGGGTAGACGCTCACAACGACTGGCAGTATGCGCATGACTTGGTGGCGCAGCTTGACGCGGAGGAGCACCAATGAAACAGTTTCTAGCAGTTATTGTGCTGACCGTGGTTGCCAGCGTGTGCGGGGCGCAGCAGAAAACGGTGAAGCCTGCTTTGCCTCTTGTATGCTCTGATGGCACGAAATGCAAAACAGGAATTGAACTTGGGCGCTGTGTGTGCCAGCCAAAGAGTGCCAGCATTGTTTCTGTAAAACCGGTGCTATCCCAGCAGGTCATTACTACCCCGCCTATAGGCGGAATGTATGTCGACGCACCAGTAAGCAGCTTCGGCCCAGGTCCCTGCGGCTGGTATCAGTCTCCCGGTGAGGATCATCTTCTACAGCCAGACAAGGACGGGGTGTGCAAAATGTCGTACAGTTTCCACGCTGGCCCCGACGATGCCGATTGCCGGTTTGTATCTAGTGCAGACGGCAAGACGCTCGGCGTTACCTGCACATGGAAGCCGACTAAGGACGGTGATAAATGACGCCTGCGGAGGAGACAGAGATTGTTCGCGCAATCGAAGAGGCAGTAGTAAGCGAAATATATTTCTGGGGTGAGCGGCAGATAAAAAATCAGCCACACGCTCTAGCTCAGGAAGTAGCCAAGCGAACGATGCAATACATGAAGGGGGACCGATGACACCAGCAGAGGAAGAAGCCCATGTGCGGTCGAGCTGGGTAGATGCTGAGGTATTGTCGAGTGGAGAGATCGTAATCGACAGACTTATCTATAGCAGGCACTCAGCATTCCTATTCACGAAGCAGCGGGAAGCGGAGATTGCTGACGTGGAAGAGGAGATCGGTTTTCTTGGAGGGCCTTATTGTCTAGAATGCCCATCTGTAGAGCGCATTCTAGCCCGCGAGCAAGCAGTCCTTGCGGAGCTGCGGCGCGGATGGAAGGAGCAGGGATGAAAGAGCATGGGTTGTTATGCACATCGTCAGTGGCGCTGGGTGCACGAACTTGGGGAGGTTGAAGGATGATGGATTTGTTCTTGTTCCTGGGCGGCGTTGTGGTAATGATTCTACTACTGATTCTAGGGGCGCTGCTTGCAATTCTTGGACTATGGGGAATTATTTCTGTGCGGAAAGCAATTAAGGAGTTGTAAATGATTCCGCTAAGCGCCAAAGTAACTTGTGTGCAGGGTTCCAATGCCGCGTCGTCGTGTGAGTATTAGCGACGATTATTATTGGTTAGTAGATGGGCAGCTTGACCAGCGCCGAAGGCCTCGTCATCCCGCAAGGCGTCACCACGCTCGACTTGAGCAGCTTGACCGGCGCTGAAGGCCTCGTCATCCCGCAAGGCGTCACCTGGCTCTACCTGCCATCAAAAATCAAAGCAATGATGGCCGCGAGATAGTAACCACCTTCCGGCGCGTTCCCGTGGGTGAGCCGGAGTAACCAAACGATTTTAGAAAGGTGAAAATGACTTTTACCAGCCACGTAAAATCCGCCGAAGGCCTCGTCATCCCGCAAGGCGTCACCTGGCTCTACCTGAGCAGCTTGACCAGCGCCGAAGGCCTCGTCATCCCGCAAGGCGTCACCACGCTCTACCTGAGCAACTTGACCAGCGCCGAAGGCCTCGTCATCCCGCAAGGCGTCACCACGCTCGACCTGAGAAGCTTGACCAGCGCCGAAGGCCTCGTCATCCCGCAAGGCGTCACCACGCTCTACCTGAGCAGCTTGACCAGCGCCGAAGGCCTCGTCATCCCGCAAGGCGTCACTTGGCTTAACCTGGGCAGCTTGACCAGCGCCGAAGGCCTCGTCATCCCGCAAGGCGTCACCACGCTCGACCTGAGAAGCTTGACCAGCGCCGAGGGCCTCGTCATCCCGCAAGGCGTCACTCGGCTTAACCTGGGCAGCAGGTACCGGCTACAGAACTTGGCAGGCAGTTTATCGTGGCGGCCTACGAAGATGATGTAGACGCCGGTTATCCCATGGATGAATGTTTTCTACGCGGCGTAAATCCTTTAGAGGAAACAAATGAACAATGAAGCAACGGTGAAGTGCCCTTCTTGTGGGCAGGAGTTTCAACTGACGGATGCGCTGGCCGGTCCGTTACTGGCAGCTACGAAGAAGCAGATGCAGGCCCAGATAGATGCTGCGGAGAACATAGCGCGCGCGGCTAAGCTGGACGCTGACATAGCGAAGGCGGACATTGAGCGCGACATTGAATTCAGGGTAGCTGAAGAGACTGAGCGTGTACGTGCTGTTGCTGTGGTGGAGGCAGCTAATGCGTCAGCTAAGCAGGTTGGTGACTTGCGTACTAAGCTGGCGGCGGCGCAGCAAGCGCAGGCTGATGCGTTGCGCAAGGGTCGCGAGTTAGAGGACAAGGAGCGCGAGCTTGATCTCACTATTGAGACGCGGGTGGCGGCGGAGGTAAACCGGGCTGCGGCTAAGGCCGAGCTAATTGTGGACGACCGTTACAAACTGAAGCTGCTTGAGAAAGACACTCTGCTTGAGAGCATGACTAAGAAGATCGAAGAATTGAAGCAGAAGGCGGAGCAGGGTAGTCAGCAGATGCAAGGTGAGGTTCAGGAGCTAGACCTTCAAGCTAAACTCGCGACGGCCTTTCCGTTTGACCAGGTTGGAGACGTTGCTAAAGGAGTTAGAGGAGCCGACGTAACGCAGCGCGTAGTAGCCCCCTCCGGAGCTGACTGCGGGCTTATCCTCTATGAGTCTAAGCGCACTAAGACGTTTTCTGCCGGTTGGCTGCCTAAGCTACGAGAAGATGGGCGCAAGGCCCAGGCCGACGTGCTGGTGCTCGTTACGCAAGCTCTGCCTGAGGAGGTCGAGACCTTCAACCAAATCGACAACGTCTGGGTGTGCTCGTCCTCAGTTGCCTTGCCGCTGGCCTCAGCGCTGCGGGCTACCTTGTTGGCCGTCCATGCTACCAAACAGGCGCAGGACGGTATGAGGACTAGGAGCGAGGAAGTTTATGCCTACGTTACTGGTTCGCAGTTCCGCCGTCGTGTCGAGGCACTAGTTGAGGTGTTCACTACGATGCAAGATGACCTGTCTAAGGAGCAACGGGCTGTGCAACGGCTGTGGGCAGCGCGGGCCGCTCAGCTTGACCGTATGGCGGCTACTACGGGCGGTCTATTCGGTGACTTGCAGGGCATCGCGGGCGCGGCCTTGTCAGTGCCTAGTGGGCTGGCGCTGCCGGGAGGCGAAGAGTGAACGTCGGCCAGAAAGTGAAACTCATTTCTACCACGGAAATTGAGGCATGCCTTAGTAGGTATGGGTGGCCTAGTCACAGTCGTCGATTGGTGGTCGGAGACGCCGGCGTAGTTACAAAGGAGACTGCAAGCGATGGCTTATTTGAGGTTTCATTTTGTGGTGAACTCAATAATAAGTGGAGCCCGGTAGTGACAATACTTTGTAATGACGTTGCCGGTAGAGGTGGCAAATGAAACTTACGCTGATTGCAGAAGCAAAGAGTGAAGCGCTGCGATTTTTACAGCGGGTTGCAGAGTACGAAAAATCTCGCTTTTCTTATGAGATTTCTGGGCATACCTGCTTTGACTACGGCGTGAAGGAGTCGGGAGCTTTGCGTCGCGCTTCGATGGACCTGACAAGGGTGCTAGCTAAGATGCGGAGGTGCGCAGTATGAAGCGAATCACGTTTGAGCCGCCACTTCGCGGGCGTAAGGAAGACAGGTGGACGATGCTGCTTGATAATCAGCCCGTAGCGATTGTTCTCAATCGGTGCGCATTGGAAGCTATAGAGGCCGCGCTGTCTCACTGTGCTTATGTAGCTCCGCCAAGAAGCAGAGCGGTTTTTAGAATTGAGGAATCTTGACGCTACCTGATTCTGAATTTTGTAAGAATCGAGTTCGCCTATTTGGTTTTCTATGGAGAGCACGGTGCCGCGCGCTGCTCCCAAGGTGGAACAGTAAAACTACGCGTGTGTGCTCTAAGTGCGGAGCGCGGTACCAATTGCCCGCCATGCCCGCACCAGTTAAAGTTCCGAAAGGATGGAGGTACTAAATGACAGGAAAAGCAGAGAACTTAGAAGCTGCGGTAAAACATATTTGGGTCGCGATTTCGGAAAGTACGCGGCGGAGTAGCGCACTTCTGAAACGTGTGATAGCTTTGGAAAACATTGAAGCGAGCAAAGACCACGCATTAGATTCTGTGGATTTGTGGAATGAGATTGGATCAATGGCCAGCAGAATGCGCGCTCTTAAACTTGAAGTTGAGGGCTTGAGGGCCAATGTGACGCACGCAGACTGTGGACCTTGCAAGTATGATTTTATGGCAGAAACATTATTGATTCACGCTGGAGCGTACGTCATACTTGCGGGCGTGGATTTCGGGCGGTGCGAGGTTTGGTGTCATAACTGCGGCAGGATGCTTGGGTTTGGCAGTACGTTATTGAAGGCTTGGGAAGCGGCTTCCCAAGTGGGGGGCAATTTACCATGCGTAGTCGTAAAGCCTCACTCATGCAATTCTTCGGCCGAGTGCGACGTCAGAACTAAGCACCCAGGCGCAGAAGTATTTTCTAATTTGCGCGAGCGGGACGGGCTGCCCACGTGGACAGTACGTTGTAGTATATGCGGGCAGGAACTTGGTAGTGGACTATCTGAGCGAGGAGCATGGAGTGCTGCCGCATTTAATTCCGCGTACTGCGTAGGCAGTGGAGTCAACGCTCTGCGGGTAGACTCCGATTTTAGAATAATAGGCCGTAGTAGCACTAGCGTTGGCTCGACTGCTGTGCGCGTGAAGAATTCAGTTGGCCATGAGCTTTGCATTAGTGGAAATGCTTTGTGCAGCGCTGGAGCTTGGGCTGATCTTGGAAAGAAGTTTCACGTCACTATCACCGAGGTGCCAGAGTGACGCCTTGGGCCGAGCTATTACTGCGCCCCACGGCGACGGATGATGAGGTGCGGGCTAGGTTCCACGTCCTGGCCCGTGCACAGCACCCCGACCGCCCCGGCGCGGGGGGCCTGGAGGGGCCGCGTTGGGGCGTGCTGGTCCAAGCCTACGGCTTGGTCAAGACGGCGGCGCTACGGGCCTCTTGGGCGCGCCGGCAGGCCCTGCTGAGCGGTCGGTGCGCTAAGTGCCAGGGTTCCGGGGTGACGGGCGGCCGCCTGGGCAAGCCGGTAAAAATCTGCCCGGCTTGCTGCGGCGAGGGCCGCCGCGTTATATAATAATCTCAAGGTTGGTCTGAACCGCCAGGAGGATTTATGAGAGGGTTTACAAGACTTGATGCTGATGAACTTCGTACGGTTTTTCAGAGACGGTGTATAGTATGGGGTCTGATTGATTTATGCGCGGGGAGCTTCTTTGTGTTTGCAGCGTACAGTATGCGTCTTAACGGACACGCTGTGTTTAACATATTTATGGCAGTAGGATGGTGGTGCTTTGCAACGCTTTGTATTTGGATGTTTTCGACTTGCGATGTTAGTGACGAAAATGGATGGTCAATTATTGAGCACGTTCGGCTGACTGATTTGTGGTGTTCTTTAAGCAGGACACGATGGAAGTCTTTATTGGTTTCGCTTAATGCTCGGTGTTCTAGATGCCGAGGCAAAAGATATATACGTGGACCTTTAGGGGGAACAATAGCTTGTCCAGAATGTTCTGGCGATGGTCACGCGCGTAGGGGACGGGTCTGAGATGAAACGCCAAAAGACAGTAGTACAAGTTATTGAAGAACCAAAACTCTTAGAAGAGAGCTCTGATAAACCTCTGTGCTGGGAGACATTCTTCCAGTGTCAGCGCAGTCCTGCGCTGAGAAGTCAACTACTAGCCGCGTTGCTCAGTGGAACGCAGATAGTAGTTGAGCGGCTTCCGCAACAGATGCTCCTAGACGTAGTGCTGCTAGCGTTCGCCGCGCGGGTCTATTGTGATTCTGAGATTGTGGATAATTGGGCAGAACTGCTACGCCGCACGGAGGAAGAGTGGGAGCGCCCGGACTGGACCTGCCGGATATTTGACAGCATTCATACTTCGGCAGCCAACAACATTGTGCACGGCCAGGTTAGTAATTTCACGTGCGCGGAAGAGCAGTATATTCCAGATATGGCACAGTGGTATCTGGATCACGACTTGCCGGAGTATTTCAGTCGGGAGATTGAGGAGGTTGTAGTATGCAAGATGAAAGAGCTGAACTCTCATATGAGCGGTGGGCGTACGCGGAGTGGGAGCAGCGGGCGTTCAGTAAAGGTAAAGGCTGCGCATACTCTGAAATTAAGTGGAATATCGACAAAGAAATTGAGCGCCGCGAGAAAGAAGGCTAAGAAATGAAACGTCGCATCGTGATTGCCAGCAAGCCGTCTATGACGTTCGCTCAAGCTAAGAAAATTGCTCCGTCGTTTCTCTTCCCATTCTTTGAGAAAGCTGATAGTGTGCGGCATCTTCGGTATTTAGTTACCGTATGGGTGCTAGATGACTGCGAGAGAGACGGAAAGACGTTCTTAACATCACTCCAACAAGAACAACTGAGCAGATTCCTAAACGCTACACAGGAATCAAAATGATCACTCGTGAGGCTCTTTACAGTGCGGCCACAGCTTTGTCTTTGGAGTTTCTAGAGGCCAACGACAACCTGCCTATACCGAAAATTCTGACTTACGAGGAAGCCTTGTCGGGCCTGTGTCGCAATAAGCGCATTGAGACTTTTTTCCGTCGCGCTGTCGGGCCTGACATGAAAGGCGCAGCGCGTAGGCGCTACACGGGTCTGTATTACATGAGTCACATCTTCGTAAATTTACCCGTGACGGCCCTACCCGTAGAGCGCCCCGGTTTTCAAAGGTGGAGCTACCCAGGATGGAAGACGGACCGCACGGCTGTGGGCGTAGTGGCGCACGAACTAGGGCACTTTGTGGCACATGCTTATGCCATCAGCATGCCGGCATGGCGATTGTGCTTAGCACAGCATGCTAAGAAACCTATCAGTGGTTACGCACCCACGGCAGAGGAGCAGTTCGCCGAAACGGTAAGATTATTTATCACAAACCCGGATTTGCTCAAGAAGGCCGTGCCGTGGCGTTATAATTATCTTACCGACGTAGTTTGTCTAGCGCCAGTAAAGAAAAGATTGCGGCTTGGCTGGAAGGGTGTTTTGAGAAACCCGGCATACTGGCCCCCGGCGGAACGGTGGATCGGAGTTAGAAATGCTTGATGACATTTGGATTTCTAGTAGAGGCCCTATCTTGATTAAGGATATGCAGCTAAGACATCTGGGCGCAGCCATTCACTACGTAGAAAACAAGGCTAGGTATGTTATTAGTCAGATAACTATTCTGTCAAGAGTCATTCATGTAGACTTAGTATCTCGACTTCCTTCTGAGAGTGAATTGCGTAGAATGATAGCTCCTCAGTATGACGCCTTGAGGTGGGAGCTAGAACGGCGCTCACAGGAGTCAGAATTATCTGCTCACATCGCCGATGGCTGTGATGATCCTAAGTGCTCAGTTATTGGGTGTCCTAATTATAGGGAGATGTAGAGCAGGCGGCGCGTCCGCTTGGAGGTATTACGATCGGACTAAAGCGGCTCTTTCTGCTAGCTGGTCAGTCGCTCCGATGACTCAGCGGCCTTTCACGCGCCGCCTGCTCTACACCATTTCATGGAGGAAGTAAGAATGTTTTCTTCAGTTAATTTCCTAAGCAAGAAAGAATTTCAGCGGGCCGTGCTCCAGGGCGCTCCTATCGTGCTGTACTCGCCCGTCCAGGCTAGGCCGGCTATAACGGGACGAGTGCGGGTAGAAGGGCCTTGGGCTGGCACTAAGGCCCCCGTAGATGACGTGCAGGCGTACCGAGGCGGGCACCGCGTTACTAAACCTCGCGAGAGACTGGTAAGCTGGCACGCTGAGGCCACGGTACAAGATATGAGGGTGGTGGCGGTACGGTGACCAAGACTCTTTGGCAATGGCTTCCTCGGCATGATGAGTGGGCGTTCGTAACGGAGAGCGCCCCTGAGATGCAGCGGGCGGTACTGCGGGGATATAAACGGCGGAATCCGGCAGGTACTCGGTTTAAGTGGACCTCTGGTGAAACGCCTAGGAAGTACCACCCGCGAACGGCAAAGGAGAAGGTATGAAGATGCCTTTCTGGTTCAAGAAGCGGCCTACCCACGAGCACGTCTGGCGGCCGGCTATCTACAACCATGCGCCGGGTAAGTGGTGCTCGGTTTGCGGTGTGGGCGTGAATATCACAGAGGCAGAGTTCTACGCCCTATTTGGGCGGTCTAGCTACGCACCCAGCCCTACGCCTTATCCCAAGGAGCATTGATGATATTTGTTAGGTACGGGTGTGACCGTGTAGGGTGCACGGCAGAGCGGCGCGAAGTTAACAATTGGTTTGTGGTAGTAGAAGACAATCACGGGCTACGCATACTGCACTGGGACCAGTGTTCGGCTAAGGATCTGAAGACTGGTAAGCACTTTTGCGGCTGGGCCCATGCTGCCAGCTATATCACAGAGCGGCTGGTGCCGGGTGGTGCTCACGCGGCTGAATCCCCTAAGCTGCACCCGCCGTTGAACGCCGATGGGAGCGCAAATGTTTGACCTGGGATTATTGGCAGTTTACCTGGTGTTTGCTCTGAGGAGGGCAGGGAGATGAAAATTATTCAGCTTCTAGTTCGTACTAACATTGTGGTGTTAACCGACGTCGAAGATCCGCCTAAAATTTGGGTAGATACGTCTTACACTGACGTAAAACGTGCGCGGGCCGATTGGCCCTTCGAAGTTTACCGGGAAGTTGAGATACTGTCGTGACACTTCTATGGAAACCTTTGCTGTCTGCAACTTTACCGCTTGATCCTGAAACTAATGATTTCAAGTGGGGCCTGATTCCTTTCCCGGTCTATGCTTCTACCAAGATCGATGGGTTTCGCTCCATGGTGCAGTGCGGCGTGTTGGTAAGTCGTAACGGCTTGCCGGTCAAGAATCGTGAATTACAAGCACGTTATGGTAGGAAGCAGTACGAGGGCTTGGACGGAGAACTTACTGACGGCCCTGCTAATGGCGACGACGTTTTTCATCGTACTAGTAGTGTAGTGAAGAAGGCCACGGCTGATGCTTCACAAACTACGTTCAATGTAATTGACCGCGTGACTACAAAACCCATCTACGATTTACGAACGCGCGTCGAAGAATTAAGCTGTCACACAAAAGTGGAAGATGGCTTAGTAACAATTCGACAAGTTCCTATCGAAGGTATTTTGTCCTTGAAAAAGTTCGAGGCTAAATGTTTGGCGCAGGGATTCGAGGGAGTGATGCTGCGTCGCGCTGATCAGGGCGCGTACCCCCAGAAGCCTGGCAAGGAGAACCGCTCCACCCTGCGGGAGTTCTACCTGTGCCGCGTGAAGCGCTTTGAGCAGGCCGAGGCGACTATTGTTAGTATTAGTTATCTGGAGCACAACCTGAATGAGGATCGTACGGGCACGGGTCGCCGTAGTAGTAAGAAGGCCAACGTGGAGGTGGACGAGACTCAGATCGGCGGCGCTCTCCTGCGAGACTGCGTGACAGGCAAGGAGTTTAGCACTAGCGTGGCGCGTGAGGCCCTACGGAGGTGGGAGGGTTGGCAGGACGAGCGGCTGTGGAAGGGGAAGAAAGTGCGCTATAAATACCAGCTAGTAGGTACGGTGGACAAGCCACGTATCAATACCTGCAAATTCAGTGAGGTGTTGCCATGAGCATAGATTTTTCGGAAGTAAGCGATAGGCTGAAGGCAGAGTCTAATCATTTAGCGCGGTATTACGAACTTGTGGAGGCCAAACTAAAGACTGCGGCAATAGGCTTAGAGGCTTGGGTAGACCTTGGGCCCGGTCTGGAGATAGGTTACGCGAAGTGCGCAGGAAAGTGGCAGCTAAGCCTGCGTCGAGGCAAATCATTTCAAGAACCTTTGTGCAGTACTTCTAGAATAGTGCGTATGTTGGCCGTTAGTAAGATACCTGAACTGGAAGCTGCGTTGTTACGAAGTGCTGGTGAGCATGCTGATGAGATCCAAAGAATACTGGAAGGTTTGCTGCCATGACCAAAGTAGGTGTAAGGTACGCAGATGATAGTGGTAAAGGTTCTTATGTGATTGTCCACGCTGTCTGTGGGTTTGGTGATTACGACACTTTGTGCGGAATAGACGCCAATGATCCTGCGATTGGGCATCTTGGTGTTGTGCCTGTGTCAGATGGAATTTCGATAAACTGTGTCGCCTGTAAACGAATGCGGGAAACAGCGAAACAATATCGCGCCAAGGATTTTCTTTAAGGAGACCAGTGATCCAAGTCAAAGACCTTAGTAAGTGCCTAGAAGGTTTCAAGCCTGAATCTTACCTTCGGCTGCAGATTGACAAGGCTAAGAACGAGGTAACTTTGATCGTCTGCGCTAAACTCAGCGGCACGCAGGGAACGGCCATTGTGAGGTGCAAACTAAAATGAAGTGGACTAAGATTTGCTCTGTCGATGAAAAGACACTCCCGCCTTTGGATCGGCGCGTTGTCGTGTATATTCCAGATACTAACTTATTCATGGGGAGGCCCGAGGTTCCGGTATGCCAGTTTATGATGGAGCGCTACAGACGCCCGGCGCAGGATAATAACTTGGTTCCTTACGCTTGGAAGTGTGAGAACAGCGGAAATGCGTTCGGCCAAGAGGTGACTTATTGGCGACCGCTGGAGGATGATCCTAAGTGAAAGTCAAACGTGTCACTCTGGAAATAGAGATTCCGGCTCGTGCCGGAATTAAATCTGCAGACTTAGTTAAACGCTTGAGGGTTTTCGTGGAAAATTGGCCTTACGCCTCACATAGCGAGGTGGAGTATAAATTTCCATGTCAAGTTCAGATACTAAGTGACGTTATTAGCCCTAACACGCAGATTGGAAGTGTGAAACAATGGCCGCCAAAGTAACTGAGAAGAAGTGGTGTAAGTGCCGCAAGGTGCTTACTAGCAAGGCAGTCTGCCTTAACTGTGGGCATGCCGTTTGTGTTTGCTCCGTTTGTACGCCGGGGTGTGAGAAAAGTAAACCCAAGGCGCGGCGGCGGGGTTTATAATAAACGTAGCGGTGCTTACGTAGGTGCTTCAATGGGAAAGACTCCGAGTTAGAAGGAGCTTGCTTTCTAGCGCAGGGAGTCGATTCGAGGGTCTGAGTTCTCAAGCGGAACGTAATCGAGTCTGATACCTGAAGCACCTACGTAAGCACCACTTAAGAAACACGCCCAGGTGGTGGAATTGGTAGACACAGCGGATTTAAGACCCGCCGACTTACGGGTCGTGGGAGTTCGAGCCTCCCTCTGGGCACCAAATTGTGACGGTTATTTCACAGTTACTGCAAGTTGAGAGCGTCTAGAAAACGGACCCGGTTAGTCTAAGACGGGTAGTAAGCGACAAACTAATTTGCAGTAACTGCGAAATAACCGCCCGGTATTTCCATCACGGCTTCGCTGCAAGCGCGATACGCTAGACGTCCATCCGACTTGCGGCATTATAGAAGGGCGTCAAGACCGAGCTGTTGGACTCCTTAATGTGAGAGAACCATACAAGTCGGCCCTTTGTCTAAGAAGCCGTGATGGAAGTACCGTAAGGAGTAACAATGATTCTACTTTGGAAATCGGTGAGCCCGCTTTGCAGCACGGCTCAGTGGCAGGGCATTACCCTGTCGGCAGAATTCAGGGACCATGCATGGCGCATCGCCCTGACTAACGCGGCCCTAGTGCCGGACGGCAGCGTGGTACGGGGCGCATGGTCTACCAAGGCCCTGGCGCAGCATATGGCTGAGATTACCGTAGAGCACATTGTGGCGAGGCGCGAGGGGCACGTCCAGGCACATCAGCGTGGAATACAGATTCCTTATGACTTCGCACCAAGCACTGTGAATCGGTCTCGTAATCCTGTGGTAAGGAGTGGCGGCGCTTATATTAGGCCTCACGATGAGGCCGGTCATGCCCACTAAAAAAGTTCCCAACGTCGACATCTCGAAAGAATTGAAGGCTGCCGCCAAGGCCCTGGCTCCAGCTGCGCGGCGACTTACTAAGGCCCTGGCCGCGCTAGACCCTACCGCGCTGCCTTCTGGCGCGGTGTCGGACCTGCTCTATGACCTGCGGCAGACTACTAAGCAGGTAGCTGGCCTGGCTAGCGGCTTGGACGATGCCCTCAAGCCAGCCGTCAAGGCTGTGGAAGAGCATTTCATTCAAACCCTGGCCGCTGACGAAGCCAGCGGCCTGCAAGGCTCCCATAGTCGTACGCAGATAACGGACACGCCCGTGCCGGTTATCAAGCCCGAAGATTGGCCTAAATTTTATGCCTACGCGGTTAAGACGCGCCAATTTGAATTGCTTCAGCACTCAGTGAATGCCGCCGCCGTGCGTGAAAGGTGGGACGCTAAAAAGCAAGTGAAGTTCGTCTCAGTGTTCCATGCCAAACGGGTGTCATGCACGAAGTTGGGAGGGAAGTGATGACAGAACTTCTAGCCTACAAGTTCCTGCTGTTACTTCTAGGATTTGTGGCTGCGGCGTTGTCTTTGTTTTTGCTATCTTCTGAGCGCGCTCTTCACAATGAGAAACTATGCCACGCGGCGGCGCGGTGGCTAGCTAACAGAAACTATGTAGAGCTTGCCGCCTACCGCGATGTGATTTATCACAGGTACGGTGTGACCCTGCTAGACCTGCGCAAGGATCTAGCGCCCGTGTTAGGAGCTATGCCTAAGCCCTACTTGGCTCAGGCTATCTCGTTAATGCAGGTGCCAGGTTATATGCTGGGCGCAGCCATAGAGTATAACAGGGCCACAGACAAGTTAGCCGGTACGCGTTTTGAGGCGCAGTGGTTGGACGCTGAGCGGGAGTCCCGCGTGGCCGACCTGGAAGCCGCCGTGGTAGTTCTGGCCAATCGGAAATGGGAGGATTATGTTCAGCAGGTAGCGGAGGAGGCGGGCGTTAGTTTACGCGATGCCCATAAAATCCTGTGTGTCTACGTGAGCATTTGTACGGCAGAGGCTGAGAAGTACGTAGGCACTCTGCAAGACCCAGAAGAAATTTTACCGTCGATTTACTAAGGAGCGATAAATGACGTATAGAGATGATTTTCGCGAGGCAGCCAGCAAAGGATGGTGGACTTTGCCGCGCGTAGTTGTAGCCATTTTCGCGATTCTCGTGGCTTCGTACGGAATCGGATTTTTAGCCACGGGTGGAGACTTGGCGATCTACAAGTTTTGGGCACCGAAGCGTGCCAATGCGGAGCGCGAAGTTTTTGTTAACACCAACAGCTATATCCAAGGAAAAACGGATTACCTGAGTCGGCTTCGGTTGGAATATCAGACCAGCAAAGATGCCGATCAGAAAGCAGCATTGCGCACTCTGATTATTACCGAAGCGTCGAACGTGGACAATTCAAAACTCCCGGCCAATCTACAGGGATTCATTGCGAATCTCAAGGAGAATTAACTTGAAAAAACTGATCTTTCCGATTCTCGCAATAGTTGTAATGTCGTGCTGTGCATTTGATAATCAAGGATGCGCAGGATCTTCGGGAACTGCGGATGAACAGGTTGCTCGCCAGCAGGAAACATCGCAACGTCAGCAGGTGGCCCAGACTGGACAGCCGGGAATCACAAACTATACGGAGGCAAAACTGGTTAAGCATTTGTATGAGTTGCGCGATCAAAAAATTGTCACGTACACATATGTTCCAGACATGAATGGAAAACTTTGGCATCTGTGTAACTCAGTTGGCTACGGCCTTCCTTATGGAGTTCAGTTTAGCAATCCAGAGAAGGTTACAAAGGACAGCCAGAATGCGTATGGAACGCTTCCACAGGCAGAACCGAACGGTCTATATATGCCTCCTTCTGCGGAGGGAACGTGGGTAGTGTGCGCGAATCCTAATGGCTCTGGAGATGTTTCTCCTGTGTATGTTGAGCCTCGCGTAATTGTCAGCCCGTTTAAGTTGCGGTCTGAAGGGGAATACGCAGTTCACGAATAGCTAACCAAAGAAAGTAAGGAGAAACTCAGTATGGCAAAGCAAGCGGTAAAGCCCACGGCAATCGTGCCTTGGGAAAAGAAATTCGCCGGTCTCGCTAAAGAGGCCGTAGAGCAGGAGAAGGGCATTGGCGGCGGTGGGCAGAGCGTGAAGTTCGGCGCGGGCGGCACCATCACCGTGGCGGGCGGCATAGTGCCGGGTAACAAGGTGGAGGTCATTGTCCTGGCGTCCTGCTTCGAGAACGCGTGGTATGGCGGCAATGCCTACGATCCTGATGACCCGCAACCGCCGGAGTGCTACGCGCTTAACGTGCTGATGGCTGACCTGGCTCCGCACGAAGAGTGCCAGAACCCACAGAGCAAGACTACCTGTGCTGAGTGTGAGAAGAATGAGTGGGGATCGGCCGCTGTGGGTCGCGGCAAGGAGTGCGGCAATAAGAAACGCCTTGCCATTGTCCTTGCTAATGACGTTAAAAGTGCAGAGGACGTGGCTAGTGCGGAACTGGCTACGGCGCGCGTCAGTCCTACGCAGCTCAAGGCATGGGCTGGGTACGTGCGATCCTTGGCTGACGAGTCTGAGCGTCCACCCTGGGCGGTGGTTACGGAGATTTCAAGTTTGCCGGATAGTAAGACGCAGTACCGCTTGGAGTTCAAGACGGTAGAAACCATCGGCGATCCTAAGGTACTGGACGCGCTATACTCACGGGTGCCCAAGGCGGAGGAGTTTTTGCAACAGCCTTATGGGCCGCCCATTGAGCGCGCGGCTAAACCGGCGCGCGCGGACAAGCCTCAGAAGTTCGCGGCTAGAGGGAGAAAGTAGTTTTCTGCAGTAGTCCATAAGATCGTTCTAGGTGGGCGGTCTAACTCGCTGGCGTACCGAGTGCGGAGTGTACGCCGTAGTACTTTGGAGGGTTTTATGATTGTAGCTATTCATTGGCCGCAGGCGATTCTTGTTGGGCTTAGTGCATTTGGTATGGTACTCACTATTAGAAACCATGATAAACCTCGCTCAAATGAAAACGCTTGGACGTCTTTAGTTGGTTTGCTGATCACTTATGGGCTGCTTATTTGGGGAGGATTCTTTAAGTGAGTTTTGATGACATTCCTGAAGATGAAGAAGAAAGTTTTCCTTGTGACTGCGGTGGTTCAATTACAAAGGACGAAGTAACTGGCCTGTGGTCATGCGATGATTGCGGAAGAGTTTATTTACCGGAGAATGTGAATGCCCACTAAAGCGCCCCAAGTTATCACGGTAGACTTTGAAACTCATGCTATTGAGCCGCGTCCGAACTACCCGCCTAAGCCGGTATCGTTAGCTATTAAGTGGCCTGACCAGCGCGAGTATAAGTTGATGGCGTGGGGCCACGGTGACGGTAGCAAGGCTGCGGGTAATAACTGCGCAGAGAAAGAAGCGCGCGCAGAGTATAAGAAAGCTCATGATAGTCGCTACCGAGTGCTTTTCCAAAACGGGGCGTTTGATCAAGACGTGGCCGAAGTTCATTGGGATATTCCGCTGTTGCCGTGGGAGCGCTATGACGATACGTTGTTCTTAGCGTTTTTGAATAACCCACATTCTCCTACTTTGGCTTTGAAGCCACTGGCAGAGCTACTATTGAGTATTCCTCCTGAAGAGCAAGACCGCATGTACGAGTGGATTATTGCCAGCGTACCGGAAGCTGCTAGGAAGCCTAGTACGGCAGGCGCTTATATCTGGCGGTGCCCTTATCAGGTTGTCAAACCTTACCACAAAGGTGACTTAACACGAACGCTGGGCCTGTTCAATTATCTTTATCCGCAAGTCATTGACGCCGGAATGGGGGAGGCGTATGACCGAGAAAGAAAGCTCATGCCGATCTTGCTGCGTAACGCCCGCGAGGGTATGCGCGTGGATGTAGCCGGGCTAGAGCGTGATTTGCCGTTGATGAAGCAGGGAGTAGAGAAGGCTGATGTGTGGCTGAGGCGTAGGCTAGGAGACATTAACTTAGATAGTGATAAGCAGTTAGCAGAATCCTTACTATCTACCGGCTCAGTTACGGATTTGGAACGTACTCCCAAGGGGCAGTTGTCGGTCAGTAAGAAGTCCCTGACGATTGATAAGTTTAGGGATGAAAGAGTGTTTCAGGCATTATCATATCGTAGTAAAATGAGTACGTGCATAAATATGTTTGTGGAGCCTTGGTTGGATCTTTCAAAGTCCGATGGTGTTATTCACCCTAACTGGAGCCAGGTTCGCAGTCCAAAGGGAGGCGGAAATGATACTAACGGGGCACGATCGGGGCGTATTATATGCACGCGGCCGAATTTTCTCAATATCCCCAAACGATTCAAAAAAGATATTTCTGCCGGATACAAGCACCCTGCGTTTTTGAGAACAATCGAGCTGCCTTACATACGGACCTACTGCCTCCCAGATAAAGGGAAGGCATGGGGGAGACGGGATTTTTCACAGCAGGAAGTTAGGTTAGTGGCTAATGCAGAAGACGGTCCTATGATGCAAGGATTTTTGAACGATCCAAACTATGATATACATGAGTTAGTTCGTGCTGAGACGGAAAAGGCACTGCAGGCGGCGGGTTTACGAGGTAGTTTTGACAGGGACACAGCCAAGACAGTAGTTTTCGGAAGAATTTATGGCCAGGGTCTTTCCGGCCTCATGCAGTCTTTGAAGTTAGGGGAGAGTGAACGCTCCGTCGCAAAAGTTATTCAGAACGCTATAAATACGGCGCTGCCGACTTTGAAGGAGCTAGACGATGCTATGAAAGCTCTTTTTAAGCGCGGGGAACCGATACGAACTATTGGGGGGCGTTTATATTACTGTGAGCCTTCTACGTACTCTGAGAAATACGGAAGAGATTTGGATTATTCTTATAAGGCCCTGAATTACTACGCGCAAGGAGGGGGGGCTGATGTAACAAAGCAGACTTTAATTTTGTATGATGAACACCCGAAGCGCCAGGGGAGGATGACGGTTAGTGTATACGACGAAGTAGATTTTTCGTGCGCTAAAAGCAATATGCGCGGTGAAATGAAAATTCTACGAGAATGTATGCTGACGAGTTTGCCATGCGATGTGCCTTTATTGTCAGATGGAGAAACAGGGCCGAATTGGGGAACGCTGAAAGCGTGGAAAGAATGACGACCAAAAGGCGACTTTGTGGAGAAGGCCCGCATTACGTTTATTACTTATATGATGCTGAAGGTCTTCTTGCAGACATCGGGCGCAGCGTAAATCCGCAGGGTAGAAAGCGCGCGAAAGAGAAAATGTGGGGAGAATCCTTTACAATGAAGGTTTCTAAGCCGATAGATGCTATAGAAGACGCATGTAATAAAGAACGCAGTGAATTGAGAAAGTACAGGCCGCGTCTTAGTCGTATAGCGATGTCTGCTAAAGGAACTTTTGGTAAAAAGCGCAGCGAAAGCGCACGAGAGGCTGTAAGTAAGAAACTCAAAGGAGTTCCATTTACAGCAGAGCACTCAGAGCATTTAAGCGGAGCAAATAATGGAATGTATGGCCGCCGGCATACTAAGGCTGCCCGAGAAGCTATGAGCATAGCGCGTAAGGGCGTTCCATTTACCCCTGAACATCTGAAAAACTTGGCTCGTGCAAATAGGAGCGAAGAGCGCAGATTAAAACTTAGTGCGCAAAAGAAAGGCGTGCCGCTTAGTCCTAAGAACTTAGCCGGTATTAGAAAAGCTCTGAAAAGCCCGGAAGTGCGAGCTAAAATGAGCGCCTCGCATAAAGGCATGAAAACTGCTCCAGAAGTTACTGCTAAGATAGCAGCAGCTAATACTGGAAAGAAAAGAACTGCGCAGCAATGCTCTAAGATGAGCGCGGCGCAGAAATTGAGGTTTGCTAAAGAGCGTGAAGAGAAAGAATTGCTAAGCTCTGGATGGGGACACCCATGGCGTTTAGCTTCTTTGGATGCGCAAACGCATTTGTTAGTAGAATAAGTAGTATAACCAGATGTCAAGAAAGAGTCTATCATTGCCAACAAAAGCTACGTACACCGCCCTCACGTCCTGGAGTTTTTCTGTATACACACAGTATTTGAAGTGCCCACTTTCCGTGTGCTTTGAAAAGATTCAGAAGATACGGATCACGGAACCACCGAACCCGTTCTTTGCCAAGGGCGACTGCGCCCACGCTACGGCAGAGCAGTACGTTACCGGCACGGGCCGCGCCCCCGCTCTCAAGATTACGCTCCCGCCTGTCGAGCCGGGTGGCCAGGAGATTAAGGTGGACTTGACCTCAGTGAAGCCCCTGCTGGTCCAGCTGCGCAAGCGCAAAGACGTTGTAACGGAGCAAGAGTGGGCCTTCACAAGGGAGTGGAAGCCTACCGGGTGGTTTGACAAGGACGCCTGGCTGCGCATGAAGACTGACGTCTGCGGGCACACCCTGGTGCCTCCCACGGTGGACATCATCGACTGGAAGACGGGGAAAATACACGTCGAAGATCATCAGTTACAACGCAGCCTTTATGGCCTGGGAGGTTTGCTGTTAGTGAAGTTAGGCGTTCTGGCGGGAGGTAGTAAGGACGTCAAGCTGACGGCCAAGCATGTCTACATTGATGGTGGAGCTACGGCCACGGAGGTGTTTACCATGAAAGACCTAGAGCCGCTGCGCCGGGGTTGGCTCGCCCGTATCGAGTACATGATGAAAGACACTCAGTACCCGGCTAAGCCTTCCTCAATGAATTGCAGGTTCTGTAAATTTAGCTCGAAACGCGGTGGGCCGTGCAAGGAGGGAAAGTGAAGAAACGCACTAAGCCTGATTTGAAGGCGTGCATTCATAGCACTTTACGGTGTGCTGCCCAGCAGTTAGAACTACTCAATATCATCGATCTTTACGGCGTGAACGCCACCGACGCTTCGCCAGCAGAAGCCAAGATTTATGAAGATGCGCGCGCCTTAGCCATTGCGTATATCAAGAAAGGCGCAGAGTTATGACCCCTGGGCGCTCTGAATTTATTTCTTCAGGTAAGTTCAGCGTAGGTTATTATGGGGGCTGGTACGTGCAGGAATGGGCCGAGCTTCCTACGCCGACAGTGGCAAATCCCGAAGAAAAGACTTGGATGTGGGCGCGCTGGGCCGATCAGCGTAACCCCGCGCCATATTTCAAAATTTCTAGACGAGATGAGCATGACAGAGTTTCAAATGCTATCGTCAGAAATTTGTTTCGGCAATTAACAGGAGTAGAAATTTGTAAGTGGGACATGTGTCATAGTGAGGAGGCGTGATGACCTCAGATCAGCGTAAGTTTTACGTTCTTGGTATAATGGAGGCTTTGTATGAAGCCGGGGTTACAGCTACTGTAGCAGCCGCAATTTGTCATGATTTGAAACTAACAGCGGAGGATATGAAAGTATTCAGTGAGAGGAAGAAAGATGCTGCAAAGTGAACTGCGTAAGGGACAGACGATGCTTTACATCGGCGTGCCGTTTCCGTTCAGAGTTAAGGTGATGGAAACTAGCCTTGACGCCGATGGCATGCTGCGCGTGAAGCGGCTGAGTGATGATGTCGTGGCTTGGGTGCGGCCCGCTAACTTGGAGCCTTTGAAATGACTGAGTTTGAAAATTGGAAAGCAGACGAGCGTTTCATAAGCTGTGAGGCCCATTGCGTGCCAATAATGACTGCTAAGTATGCTCTGAGAAAATTAGTGCTGCTAAGGTGCTTTTGGTTAAACCCTCCCGGCAAGGAATCATCGCGCGTAAGTATCGTGGTTCCTGTTTTATCTGAGACCAAGCGTAAGTTCGAGCAACGGACTATGGTGGTGGGTTGGCGCTGCGCAGAGTGTAAGCGCGTTTTATTTGGTGCCTGCATTGAAGACTTAATGCACGCTCCGTGCTGCGGAAAGGAGGGCGCATGAGTTGGCTGACAAAACTGACTCTTGGTTTAAGGCCGCGTTTCTCAAAACGTAAGAATGCATCAGCGCCTGAGATCATTGATTTAAGCCTCGTTCATCTTCCATCCTTTTCAGGCATAGACGGAGACTTACGGTGCGTATACTGCGGAAAGCTAGACGATGCTCCTGAGCATCTTCACCCTAGCATGAAAGTAGGACCGTTTGATATTCCTAGGGACTTAGTACCACCGTGGGGAACTCTAACTAGGGTGGCTGCGCGAGTTATCAAGGAAGACCCTGGCGCTATACTAATGGAGGAGTCTAAAAGATTTCCCTTCGTAGTATTTGTTCAGTTGACTGCCAATGATTTACTGCCCAAGGTACGGCGTGCCTTGTGGTGGGAAAAACCTGTGGGAGTTTTGTGTGTAGTGTTGAGAGTAGGAGAAATTCAGTACACTCTTGAAGAACAGGAAGAGTGGCTAGATGGGGCGCTATAGCGGTCGTCGTGAGTCCTCCCTGGAGCGCTGGGCCGTAAGTTTGGCGCGGTCACGCGGTGTCGTAGTCTCCAAGCAAACAGACCCCACTGGAATTATGGATCATTGTTTCTGGTCACCTGGAGGCGCGCCGTGGCTGATCGAGTTCAAGGATGCCGAGGTAGACTTGACTAACCCGCAGGAGGGTATTCACCTGCTTCAGTGGTACTACTTGATCGTGCTGCGAGCAGACGGCTACCGTACTGCCGTAGTCACTACCAAAGAAGGATTTTTGAGGTTGATGAATGACACTAAGTGAGCAGGACAAGATTGAGGAGAACATGCGGAAACTTCGTAAATTCATAGGGCTGCGCTTTATTTTGATGCAGGCAAAGCTAGATGTTCTTGCTTTAGTAAGTAAGTATTCAGAAGATCACTCTTCAACGAAAGATCTTAATTGGTTGCAAACTGGTCTTACTTGCGTAAGAAGGATGCCTGATGATCGCATTGAAGATCTTCAGCTAAAGAAATACATCACGGATTTATTTGATGAAGGACTTTCAGAGGTCTGAATGCCAAAAATCGCTGACCTGGTTCCGATGCCGGTGGCTGTTGCTATGGAGGCCCACAAGCGCGAGGCTAAGTCCTGGACGCCGCACCCTTACCAAGAGCGCGCGCTAAAGTTCATGTTAGAGAACGCACAGAGCGGCCTATTTCTTGATCCGGGACTGGGGAAGACAAGCGTGTCGTTGGCGGCGCTCAAGATCCTGCTAAAGCGTAAGTTAATACGGCGCGCCTTGGTGATAGCACCCCTACGGGCCATCTACGACGTCTGGCCTATGGAGATCAGTGATTGGAAGGACTTCAATAACTTCGGGGTGGCTATCCTGCACGACGCGGTTAAGGACAAGGTGCTGCGTAGTCTACACCCTGACCACCAGATAGTGCTAATTAACCCAGAAGGGTTTCCTTGGCTAGCGGCTAAGAAAACCAATTTGAAAGCCCTGGCCGCTGATACTCTGGTAATTGATGAGTCGAGCCGCTGGAGGGATGGAACGACTGTCAGATTCCGCGCGTTGCAGCCGCACTTGGGCGAATTTAAGCGTCGGTACATCTTGACTGGCAGTCCGCGCCCACGTAATTACCTTGATCTTTTCGGTCAAATTTTCGTTCTAGATCGTGGTGCGGCCCTGGGTACTTACATTTCTCACTATCGCAATCAGTTCTTCTTTCCGACAGGGTACAAAGGGTACGATTGGCAGATACTGCCCGGCGCGGCAGAAAAGATTAACGCCCTAGTAGCGCCTATGGTACTGCGCTTAGATGCTAAGGACTACCTCAAATTGCCCAAGGTTCTAGAACGCGAGCACCGCGTAGTGCTACCTTCCAAAGTGCGCGAGGAGTACGACTCTATTGAATCTAGCCTGATGAGTACACTGTTCACCGCGCCTTTGACGAATAGCGCCAGCGCGCGTAGTAAGTGTGCTCAGATAGCCAATGGCGGTTTGTATATGGACGCTGGACCGCAAGATGAACGCTGGCCCTCCAAACAGCGCCCGGTGAAATTTCTGCACACGGCTAAGGTAGAGGCACTTGTAGACCTGTATAATGAATTACAAGGCGAGCCCGTGCTGGTTAGCATCGGGTTCCACCACGACGTTGAAGCTATTCGTAATGCCCTGGGCAAGGATATTCCATGCATCAATGGGGAGACCACGAGGAGCCAGGCCAGTGATTATATTGATAGGTGGAACAAGGGACTACTGCCTGTGCTGATGGTGCACCCGGCTAGCGCCGGGCACGCTCTTAACTTGCAGAAGTTTAACGCGCGCCACGTGGCGTTTTTCTATATACCTGACGACTACGACCATTTCGACCAGTGCTTCCGCCGGGTGTGGCGGCAGGGCAACAAGGCCGATTTCGTGATGCGTCATCTGTTTGTAACGGAGAACACGGTGGACGTAGCCAAGGTGCGCAATCTCAGGAAGAAAGGAGCTGGGCAGCAGTCTTTCTTGGACGCCATGCGCGCGTACGCTGCTGAACGTGGTTACAAGGTGCCGACTAAATGAAGCGAACTACGAAGGTCATACACTCTCAGCGATGCGATGGGCTGTACTTGGCGTACTCCCCCATGCGCGGGCCGCAAGAGCCGACGGAGTTTGAATCAGAGGCTAAACGGCTAGGGCTGTCTCCAGAAGAGCGCTCTGGGAGCCAAGAACTGCGCCATTGGGCCACTCGCTGGTACCGAACGAAGTACGTGCCGGAAGATTTATTGAAAGTTTGGTGCCTGCCGGTGGAAGAGTAGGTTATAATAATTTCAGCGGATCAGAAAGGACCGCTAGAAATGACAGATTTCAAGATTGGCGACAAAGTCCAGATCGACCCAGCCCTGGTGAACAGCGGCGCGCGGGAAGCTCCACGGGGAATCATAGGGACGGTGACTTTACCTGCTTACGCTTACGGAGGAAGCGTGGGTGTGAAGTGGGCGACATACGTGTCATGGCAGCAGCCATGGGAATTGGTTCATGTGGTGGAGCCTCCTAAGAAGTTGGAGGCGCGGCATGAGAATTAAAGACGGCTGCATCATCTTATCACGAGACGACGTTGAAGAAGGCTTGGTGTCCGGCGGCGTCGTTTTTATTCCGCAGGGCATTAGTAGACTGCTCTTGGAGAAGGAAGAAGTTGAGCGCCTAAACGACGCTCTTGGCTTCTTTAACGACGGAGGGCCCAATGGCGACGGTCATTAAGGTCTACGACAAGAAGTCCTGCCTGAATCCTTTCTCGCACAATCTCAACGTCCGCCAGCTTCTGAACCCTATTTTCTTCGAGCGAGCTTGCCGTCACGTAGACATGAAGCGCCAGCAGTCGCGCCGTCAGCGGTCTAAGGATTTGGCTCAGGCGCGGCGGTTGAAGGCGACGCAGGGTGCCATTTGGGTTCCTGCGCTACCAGAGACGCACGCTTGGGAAGACTGGTTTGATCTATCGGCCGCACGGTGCTGGCAGAAGAAGAGGCACGTCGAAGGCAGGTGGAGCGTATGAGCGCCGCCGCTGTAATTCCGACTACGTCGCCTGGCCCCCAGGTAGCCGAGCGGCCCGTAGACCACAAGCTGAAGCGCGGGCAGCTGACGGATTGGGCCGCTGTGCGGGCATTCGTCTTCGCCGGGCAGGCCGTGTTTACCTTGCGTAGCGCCAAGACCGGCGTCAGAATGACGTATAAGGTCAGGGCTAAGAAGGCGGACATCAAAGAGAAGGCACGGCGCGAGGCAGTAGGTGAACCTGTCGAGGAGGGATTCGTAACATACTTCGTGAACCTCCTGCGCGGCCCAGATAATACGACAGACTTTGCCTACTTGGGCGTACTGCGTGAGCCGGGCCGGTTCTTTACTACTGCTAAAAGCCAAGTGGGTCGGCACGCTACGGCGTGGAAGGCCCTGGTCTGGTTCCTGGACGAGATGAAGAGCGGCCGCGCCGTGCTGGGCGGGCACCCCCTGGAGTTTTGGCACGCGGGGAGATGTGGCCATTGTGGTCGGCTGCTGACGGTGCCAGAGTCGGTGGAGTGCGGTATAGGCCCGGAGTGCAGGAGGAGTAGGCAATGAGAATGTGGATGGTAGATCCTGACACTATGTGTAGAAAGCATCTGCTGGGAGAGCACGTTGAAATTCACATGCTCAGCGGTTCATTGGCGCGCAGCCGTAGCATTGAAGGGTTTCTCGCCAAGCATCTACTGGAGCCGTCTTCCATGGTACAGCGTCACGAGGCTTTGGCCGCAGAGATGGAGCATCGCGGCTACGCTCATAGTTCGCCATTGAGGTCCGTCGGAAACTTGGAGAGGTTTGTGCAGTTCAGGGTAGACCGCGCCGAGTCTACCAGGGAGTTGGCGGCGCGGTGCCCTGCGTGTGCCAGCCGGGGCGCTTCTAAGGAGCTTCGGTTTGATTAGGCTTGAGATTGAGGCAGACCTGGTGTCCACGGTGGAGGGAGCTCTCTGTACGCGCGCCGCGACGCTGCGCGCCGGGCTTGATAAGATGGATGCTGAGAGCGTCATTGGGAAACTGCGTAGGAGCAGGATCACGATGCTGGAAAATTTGATATTCGAGCTGCGGCGCACTCAGGCCCTGGCAGAATTAAACACCAAGGAGAAACATGGCTAAGAAAGTTGAAATCACGCTCACCCACGGGCAGGCCGTCGCTACCGTTGCGGCCCTGCAGTCTATTGCTAAGCAAACCAACACGATCGCGGCGTTGATTGAAATTGTGGAAGCCACCATAGATGGTCAGGTCGAGGCTAAGAAGGTCGTCCTTGCGTTCCCGGCCAGCAAGGCAGCGGCACTGGCCAAGGCCCTAGCCACCGTGCCCGAGCAGACAAAAACGATGGAGAAGCTGAGCGGCATCGTAGAAGCGGCCATCGCGGAATATGACGCTGCTTCGGCAGTTCCGGAGGTTTAACCGACACAAAACTAGGCCCCTGAGCACAAAGCTCAGGGGCCTAAAATAATTTCAAAATAGTTTTGCTGGGAGCAGAAAACAGGTTTATAATGATTTCAGTGCTTAGAAAGGAGCACTTCAAAATGGAGATTCTTAAGATCACAAAAGCCGATCTAAACGAGCGGAACGAATATATTCGCTCACGCGACCTTGAGTTTGAAGGTCACATCGAAGTCAAAGCATCACTCGGATGGGTAAAAATCCTTGGGTTTGTCCGCGCCGCTGGTGGGCTGTCCATCGAGGCCGGGTCGTCTATCAAGGCCGGGGAGTCCATCGAGGCCGGGCTGTCCATCGAGGCCGGGTGGTCCATCGAGGCCGGGCGGTCCATCAAGGCCGGGGAGTCCATCGAGGTCGGGGAGTCCATCGAGGCCGGGCTGTCCATCAAGGCCGGGCGGTCCATCGAGGCCGGGGAGTCCATCAAGGCCGGGCTGTCCATCGAGGCCGGGTCGTCTATCAAGGCCGGGGAGTCCATCGAGGCCGGGCTGTCCATCGAGGCCGGGTGGTCCATCGAGGCCGGGCGGTCCATCAAGGCCGGGGAGTCCATCAAGGCCGGGCTGTCCATCGAGGCCGGGTCGTCTATCAAGGCCGGGCGGTCCATCAAGGCCGGGGAGTCCATCAAGGCCGGGCTGTCCATCGAGGCCGGGTCGTCTATCAAGGCCGGGCGGTCCATCAAGGCCGGGGAGTCCATCAAGGCCGGGTGGTCCATCCGCTGCAAGGAGGATCTCACCGTGAAGCTCCGCATTTTTGCTGGCCTCTGCGCCTGGCGGCTACCGGAACCCGAAGAGCAGGTTGTCGAGTGTGCTAAATTGACCAAGGGCACGGTGTGTTTTGGCATGCTGAAATTACTATAAGAGCGTCTAGTTTTAGGCCCT